GAACACGTGTGTGTTCTTCGCAACATTTACACCCCTTCCAGGCCGTATCCGGAGTTAGCCATGTCTTACTCACCAAGATCGAGAGTCACGTATGTCTCCCAACCGTCGATGCGAATGTATTGGCAGGGAAATCAGTACTATACGGATTTTACTCTACCGTCTAGTTACTCGCCCTTCACCTTTTACAATCGCTCGTACGACTCGATCTCCGATTGGGTTGATCCACCTTCTGGAACGAGGGCGCGGTATAATCCCGTATCCCATGCCAAACATGAGTATGCACCTATAAGTGGTGAATTTGAGTTCAATTTTAATGACCCAAATCTACCTTCTTTACGATGCCGCTGCTGCTTGTTTGGGGGGCTCTCCGCCTCACATCGTTCTGTCGGTTCCCACGACTGGTCAGCCCTAATAGCCCGGATGGCTAACGCCCTCAGAGGAAATCTAAACCAAGGGACACTCCTCGGAGTTACCTTGCTCGAGACCGGTAAAACGATCTCGATGTTTAGAAATCCCTTTAAGATATTAAATCCACACTATCTCCGGAAACGGGGAAGGCTGACAAAAGACCTTTTGTCTCCAGCAAAGCGCCTACGTAATAAGGCGGCTGACGTGTGGCTCGAAGCTCAGTATGGATGGAATAGCTTCTATCAGGATGTTAAGAATTTTGCATCCTCTAGCGCTAGTATCCTCAATCCTGCGAACTTCGAGGTTCTTGAGGGCCACTGGTCTCGCTGGTCCTTTTCGGACAAGCTTGAAGACACAAGTGTTGGTAATTGGATTTACCAGTACGGTGAGAACGATGCTACTTGGCAATCGTCGCAGTCCCAGTATTTTCCCTGGGCAACCAACGGCGGTTACCGTCGCGGTCGTCTTACATCCACAGTAAGCATCGCAACTATTGGGTGTATGCAGGTTATGCATAGAGCTAATTATATGTCTAACTTCGTAAGAAGTCAGCATTTGCTCGGGCTTTCCCCATCCGATATAGTAGCTACGCTCTGGGAGATAATACCTTTTAGTTTTGTCGTTGACTGGTTTGTCAACTGGCATTACCTAACAAGGTATTTCAACGAGCAACGGTTATTTGGGTCGGATGTTAGGAAGCTTGGGTGCTCACTCAAGGTCCTAACACATTACGATCTCCAGTTCGTTCCGATCATATCATTTCAGGGAAATAACTTTCCCGGAATCTGGTATGGAAAGCCTCCGATCACACCGTACCCTTTGAGGTATTGTGAGGGGAAGGGTAGCTTCTCCAGCTACACTCGAGCGACTGGACTTCCGGCCTTTACCGACGTTCAAAGCGGTTTTGCATCCGCCGGCCTGTCTTTAAAACAGGGAGCTTCTGCATCTGCGTTGATTGTGCAGGTATTGAAGAACCCGCATTAAACCATTTTAACCTAAGGAGCCATCCTATGGCATCAGCTACTCTTGTTCCGAAAACGGACGCATCGGGGACGATTACCATTGAATTGGTATCAACCTCAGAGTCCGGTTCTACGTATCGCGTGTCAGGTAGAGACCTGTCCATTCCTTATGGTATGGAAATTCGCCGTGTTCTCACTCAACCGAGTGCGACTGGCAATGACCATATTAAAGTTCGGTTTTTCCGTACGGAAAAACACGCGAGTACAAATAAACCCGCAACGCTGCAGGCGCTTTTGGACATTTCTGTTCCAAAAGACAACACCGTCCTTAATAAGACAGAACAACGCAAACTCGTCGTTGCTCTTGCATCGTTACTCGGCGACTGCATGGCAGTAACTAACTATACAAACGTTACGAAACTGCTTGATGCAATGGACCTGTGAAGGTCTTTCGCATGATACGAGTACTGTTCTCGATTAGTGTTTTGAGTCTTCCCGCAAGGGAAATGGCTACGAGGCTAATCGAGAAGTACTCGATTGGGTTTAGTAGCTGATTGCTAACTTTAACAAAGGATGGATCGTATGGGATCAACCCCAGTAAATCTAATCGGCTCCTTTTACGCTAATTTACAGTATGATTATGAGGATTTTTGCATTTCTGCTAATTATCCAGAAACCACACTGGATAGTGTCCGTTCAGGCTTTGAGTGGATTCTCTCGCAACACGCGTTAGATCCACTATTCGCTGTACGAACGTTACCGTCTATTGGCAAGGCAATTGAAAAGGCCGTAATTGGCTCAACCAGGCTGGAACTTCCAGCCGGGTCCATTCCAATTGATTCTACCGGTTCGACGGTGCTACCAGAACCTTTCCACGGATTCTTCTCTTGTGTGTTCCATGGAGATGGGACACCAAGCATGGATTTCGAAGGGTCATATAAGTCCCTTTCGTATAAGCTCCTGAGACAGGTGTTTTTAGCCTTCTCTAAGGTGAGAGATGCGCAATGCATCGCTACGGAAGACGAAGAAATTGAAACTTTCGTCAACCGCATCACCAAAAAGCCGGCAATTGGTCTGAAAGACCCATTGTCGAATAGTGTGTTCCGCGTTGCGCGAACACTACTATCCCATGTTCTCGGCGATTCAGAGCATGATAGACCTAATGGTCTATGCGCTGAACTCGCTCAATGGCATGCAATACCATTCGGGAAACATGGGCCTGGAGCTGTTTGTGGAAAGGAGCAGGGGGCACGCAAGTGGGATTTTCAGTCCATACCTGGGATTGGGTCTGATATATTTCAGACTCAACCAGGGGATCCAGTAATGGTTCCATACTCTGTCTACGGCGATACAAAAGCCGAGACTTTAGGGTATTCTAGACTGGCGATTGTTCCGAAAGATTTTCGGAAACATCGCTTAATCTGCATCGAGCCAAAGGAGCTTATGTTTGCTCAGCAAGGGCTTATGCAGGTTATAACCCAGCGCGTTCATGCGCACCCATTAGCGTGTAAGGCTATCGATTTTCGACGGCAGGAATTGTCTCAACGACTATGTCGTAATGACAGATTCGCGACAATTGATCTTGCTGACGCGAGTGACTTGCTTTCCGTAAGGTTAGCCAGGTTGCTTCTTCCTCGAGACGCCTTCATACTCCTATGTCGTTATAGATCTCGCGGTATCCTTTTAGGAGATCGCGTAGTTGATCGTTACCAGACGCTCTTTACCATGGGAAATGCTTTGTGCTTTCCTATTGAGACCCTTGTATTTTGGTCTCTGAGCCTTGCGGCCATGATAACGAATGATCTGGGCAACCAACTAGAGAAGTTCTATGCCGATCCTATCGGCTTTGCAGGTCATTATCGACTGCGCGTATTTGGGGATGATATTATTGTCCCCAAGTGGGCGTTCGACGATGTCTGCCTGACATTGGAGAATGCCGGTTTTGTGGTCAATGCACAAAAGAGTTGCTCTAACTCTCCAGTTAGAGAAGCTTGCGGTGCATATTGGTATTCTGGTGATGACGTTGTCATAACCAGATTCCAGTACCAATTCCTCAATAGTCCTCTCGTGTGGATCTCGTGGCTTGAAAACTCACGAGAACTTTACGACGGCGGTTTTTACAAAACCGCTGGCGTTATCCACGACATACTCGATAAGCAGTTTTCTGCACCACGGCATCTCCTTAATAGGAAGGTGCTGATCGATGGAACAACCTATCGGTATAATTGGGATTTGCAGAGAATCGAGTATTGTGTACCGGTTCCTGTAAAGGATCGGTCAGAGAGCCTGCGTGGCCATTTAGGCCTTTACGCTTGGTTTACTGGCCAGGCGACACTGGGGAACATTCCTAATGTGGGGTTGAATACCACGATGGAATGGAAACCAGCTGACGGAGTCGTCACTCCGATGACCTGTCAGGACGCAGACTTGGAAGACTTATCTGCGAATGAGATACAGAATTATCTCGACGAAGCTCAGAATAAGCTTCTCCATGAATGGAGAAAGCATTACCAGGGCGGCGACGAGTCTGTCTTTCATCCGTGGATGGCGCAAGATTTATTCATTGCGCTCGACTTCAGTGTCGAAGCGGTGCTGAGGAAAATAGCACCTCAATCGTCACCCGCTATGGCTAGGCTAGTTGGGCGAAAGCTCAGAGCCTGGCTTGGGTATGTTGATTGAATATAAGTCTGCGGGGGGCACCAGAAATGGTGTTGCGTAGCACAGTGGCATACCTCCTAGAAATAGCATGATGCCTAGTGTCCGTGGAAATCGGACAGCCCTAGACCTTTATCGGTTGAATCTCCTTTCGTTGGGGGATGGGTTGCTATGTTCTCTTTGAGGGGTGCTGCAGGGG